CACGACGAAGGCCAGCGATGCGCCAGTCTCCGGATCCTCGGCCATTTCCGCGTGCTCGACGGCATCCGGGTTTTCGAACTTTCCGAATGCCTTCAGGAACGCATACTTGCTGAGCGCCAGCGAGCAGGTTCCGCTCACGCCCGAGGGGCTGACGGTGCCAGGCCACGCGGTGAGCGCCGCGCCGTTACCGGGCAGCGAGTCCACGTTCTGATACTGCGAACCCGGACCGAAGATGGCCGGGGAAATGGGCAGCGTGTCATTACCGCCCGTGAAGGTGAAGGTCGCGCCGCCGGTGTAGACGAATTGCTTCAGGCCAAGAGGCGTAACGATGCGAGTCCGCGGGTTGACAGCATTGACGCTGGCAACCGCGAACTTGTCCCCGGGCTGAATGGTGTCGTTCAGAGTTCCGGTCACCAGCAGGCTCGATCCGGACTGGCCGGCGCCGGTGACGGTCACGCCATGAGTCGGGAAAGTGCCGATGGTGTGCTTGAACAGCGAGTTCGAGCGGAACCACTTCCAGCCAGCGGCCGTTCCCAGGATGCCCTGCTTGAACATGTCGCTGATTTCCTTCGACGGATTGAACTGGGTGACGTTGTTCTTCACATAGGAGCGCATCAGGCCGCTCGAAATGCAAAGATGGCGATCGCCGGCCGCAGGGCAGCTCAGGTTAAAGAGCACCTGGTCGGCCGCCAGCGCGAAGTCGATCGTGGTCGAGTCCGTGCCGAGCGTGCCGACTACATTGTTCGTCCACAGGCGCGCCCAGTTGGCGGCATCGGAATCGAATTGCTGCGCGAGCTGCAGGCCCGCGGGTTTGAAGTAAGCCTCGTCTAGTTCTTTTTCGGTGCGCTCCATCTTCACCAGTTTTTCGTAGGAGTCGTAGCCGAAGTGAACGTTCTTGATCTGGTCGAGGTTGACAGTGGTCACCAGGCGCTGAATGCCTTGCTCCTGGTAAGCCAGCCCGCTTGTGACCAGCCAGGACTGAGGCAGTTTGATCTGCGCCTGGGAGCCGACGGGAAAACTCTTCCCGAATTCCGACTCCCAGCCGCTGTTGAACATCGCTCCGATTTCGAGCGAGTTCTTCAAGAACCAAAGGATCTTCATCGAGACCCAGTTGGTGACTGCAAAATTGTTTGCCAAGGGTTTATGTCCTCAGGGGCTCAGCTCAGCGCCGCCCTCACTTTGCGGTTCTGCTCGGCTTCAAACGCCGAGAAGTTGCCGGTTCGTGCTGCCGCTACATCGGCTGCTTCCGAGGAAGCGCCGCGGCCGCCCACTTCGGCGGGGGGTTTCGGGGCACGAGGTTTGGGGTCGGAAGCCGCATCTTTCTTTCCGTCAGAGGAGACGAACTTGCCCGTCGCATCCCGCTCTTTGCCATCCCCGGCGCCGTCGCCAGCTTTGTCGTCGGCCGCAGCTGCGCCCTTGCCATTCGCTTTGGCGAGTTCGGCCATGACGAGCTGCTCGGTCAGTACGATTTTCCGTATGGCCGCGGCGGGATTGGTCTTTGCGGTTTGCACGAAGTCGGCGAGGGCCTTCGGTTCAGCCAGCACGTAGAGCAGATCCACAAACACGGGAGAGTCGTTGAGCACGGCTTTCACGGGCATGGGAATTTGCGGATCGTTGGCGATGGCTTGAACCGCAGGCTGGACGCGCGCTTCATACTCGGGGTAACGCTTCTTGGCTTCCTCGACGCTCGAACTCAGGCGTTGCTGGGCCGCTTCGTTCGCAATCTGCTCTCGAATGTTACGTTCGAGGCGTTTTGCGCTTTCGGCGTCACGGGCTTCCTGCCACGCCTCCACTCCGTCCTCGTAGGTTTTCTTCCCGCCGGCGTTTTCCGGCTTGGCGAAATACTGTTCGAGGAAAGATTTGAGGGGCGGGACTTTCACTTCCGCCGCAGGTTGTGATACCTGCTTACCATCTCGCGTTTCGGAAGGTTTGCCGCGGTCGCCTCGTTCTAGCGACTCCAGACGCCGCTGCAGGGCCTTGTTCTCGTCGAGGATTTCTTTGAAGCGTTTTTCGGTGTCCTCTGGGGTCTTGAGATGTGGCTCGTTCTTTTTGTCGGTGGCCGAGTCCGACGCGTTGACGGCGGTCTTGTCTTTCTTGTCCGGGGCCGAGTCCGGTGCGGCTTTGTCTTTCTTGTCGTTCTTTTCGGTAGCGGTGGCCGAGTCCGCTGATTTCGGCAGGCGTGGGATGGAGCCGTCTTTATTCCACTGCTCCAACTGAGCGGGGGTCCAGTCAGCTGTGCGAGCGGGTTCGACGGGAGTTGCGGTTGTGGTGGCCGAGTCCACTGTTGCTACGGCGGATGCTGCGGTGCTCATGGGTTAACCTTTCGGACTAAAATCGTGGGGTGAAGTGCCTTCGGCTGCGGCTTTGGTTCTGTCGGCAATTCGGGCATCGGTGGGGAAACTGGAACCCATCGCGTTTCACGGTGTACAACCACTATCGGGACTGCCTTCGCTGCGGCGCGACCGAACATGGGTACGGTACGTTGATAAAGCTCAAATCTCCGGGGCGCTGGGTTGTGTGCTCTGCGCCGCCATCGTCTGCTGATGCTGCTGGTCTGCCGCCTGCGAAGCCGCCTGAGTAGCTGCCGCACTCGCGGCCTGATCCTTCTCGTGTTGCTGCTGATCCTTCTGCAATGCAACTTCGTGCGCGGAGTGGTGGTTCTCGAGCTGCGTTTCCTGGAACAGTTGTCGGCGCTCGGAAACGTCCTGTGCCTTGGTGGTGACGTTGGCGATGTAGGCTTTCAGGTCCGCATTCAATTGCGCGATCTGGCCCTCGACCGAGAGTCGCATCGTCTCAACGTGACTCTTGTATTCGTTCTCGATGACCTTGCCGGCTTTTTCGAGCTTCAGTTTCTGAATTTCCGCCTGCATCTCCTGCGCAGCCTGCTGCGCGGCCTGAATCTGCTGCTGCGCTTGCTGGAGTTGCTGCCCGGTATCGTCTTTTGGGTCGATGACATCGGCGAGCTCGTCGCCCATCGCGCCGAGGTTCTTCATGCGGATCGCGATGGCCAGGATCTTGGCGACGGCGCCCTGTGGCATGATCTGCGCCAGGCTTTCGACAGTTTGGAAAATCGTGTCCGCCAGCCCGGCCTGCTCGTCACGCTCCGATTGTTTGCTGGCGCCTTCGGAGATGGACACCGTGAACTTGCCGCGGTGGGCGAAGAAGAAATCGGATTCCGGAAGATGCTCGGAACTCTCGGGCGGTGGCTGCATGGTGGACGGTGCCACTTTCAGCTTCACGTCTTCGCCCTTCTGGTCTTTGCCGAGGATCACCTTGGGCAGGGAATCGGCCTCTGCCAGCTTTGTGATGAGTTCGTTGATCTGCTCTCCGGTGTTATTCAGTGCCCGCCCGAAGTTGTCGGTGAAATGGAAGTTGCCGAGCATGCCGGCATCGGTGATCTTTTCAAGGGCGATGCCGGATTTGTCGTTCACCTTCTGCGCATCGGTCGGAAGCGGACTGCCGGCCACGGCTGCCTGGTGCGAGCGGCGCCAGCGCTCATACGCCATCTCGTAGGGATTGGGGTTCGGCATGAACTGCGGGCGCGTGGGCAGCTGCGGCACACCCCAAGCAGGATTCCAGTCGGTCGGGACTTTCACTTCGAGGCGCGAGATCGGCGTGCGGTGGGCAATGTCCCAGGTCTCGGCGGCGTGAGCGAATTGATTCTCCCAGCCCACCCAGCTGGCGCGCGGCATCTGCCCGAACTCTTCCGCTTCCTGGCTGGCGATGTAGGCCATCATCTGCTGCGCGGGCCGGCCGTTGCGGATCATCGATAGGAACATGCGCTTCGACTGGCCGCCGTCCTTGATGTAGATTTCCTTGCCAAACACGCCGATGATCGGGATCCATGAGCCGAGCCACTCATGGGTTTCGAGAATCTCCACCCCGTTGGTAATGCGCTGAGCCACCTCGTAAGTCTTTTCTCCGTCCGCGGTTTCGGTGCAGTCGCGCGTCCAGTACTCAGCGACCACGACATTGCCACCATTGAGAAAATCGGGCGCGACGGCGCGATCTTCCGCGGTGAAGCTGCGCTTCTGTGCCTTCGAATATTTGCGCGCGAATTT